ATGAAAGACTATCTTGTAAAGATTACGGTTCACATTCCTTATCCGAAAGAATTTGAGTTTAGGCAGGAGGCGAATAGTTTAGGTACAGCAATCAACCGGGCAGTCAAGAGATTCAGGAAAGAGCTAAGCGGCAGGAAGAAAATTAAAGAGGTTTTCGTAAGAGCTATACAACTATGACTAAACAAGAAAAAAAAGAAATCGAGAGAGTATGTGGTCCGAACTTCAAATACAATGACATCCCGAGCTACATCCGTAGGAGAGATGAGATAACAGAAGCTATGTCCAGAGATTCCGCAGAAGAAGAAGCAATTCAGAGAGAAAGACAAAGAACAGCAGAAGAGAGAGAAGAAATAGCAAGAATGGAGGGAGAGGAGATAATCGTTTAAAAGTAATCTTTGTAAAAAGTAATGTTTGCTCTCTCTGGGACTTAATTATCAGGTTTTCTGCAAAGATTCACCTGATTACCGCCAACTTAAGGAATCGTTAACTTAAGCAGGCGATTAAGTCCCGAAGAGACCTTAAAAAAAATGAAAAAAAAGAAAAGCAAGACAAAAACAATCGTCAAAAAAGAAGATCAAAAACTTCTTTGGCTTGGTGCTCAACGCCTGATGATTAAGCCTAAAAATGAAACCGAGAAAAGAGAACAGAATATAATTCTGATGGCTGCTCGGGTTCTTAAAGTATCTCCGTTCGGAATAAATATTCTTGGAGGCCAACCTTATATCAACAAATTAGGGTTGGTTCAAAAAGCACAGGAATACCTTAAAAATGTGAAGTTTGAATATGGGTGGGTTAGGTTTGCCGAGGATGACGAGGGAAAGGCAATCTGTAAATGCCGAGTTCTTGATGGAAACAAAAAACCGTTGTGTGACTGGATTGTCGGAGAGTGCTCTTTAACAACCATGAGTATGAAAACACTCAAGGGGTATCAGAATCACATGGCACAGACCCGGGCCCGCAACAGAGCTATTTTAGAGACATTCGGTAACAGGATTCATAAGGAGATGATGATGGAGGTTGAGAAGCTTTATCGGAAGGCAGGTGCTAAAGAGATCTTGGATATCACGGCTCCTGTTGTTTCAACTTCGGTTGAAGAGATGCCAGCAGAGAGACCTATTAAAAGAACATCTGTAAGGAGAGAGAGTAAAGTGACCGGGTTGAATGCTGGAAAAAAAGAGAAAGAAAACATTAAAGAATATGCAGTAAAGTTGGGGGCTAAGACAGAGGCGGAGATACCAAGCTTCATTAAGAAGACAATAGGGATAAGTGTTGATTTCAACACAATGACAAAGGTCCAGGCAAGTAAAGTGATGTTTGATCTGCTTGAAAAGTTAAATAAACATAAAGGATAAAGATATGGAGAAAGTAAAACTTTACAATGGATCAGTTACGATATTGTTTGAGCCCAGAAAACATAAGTATCTGCACGAAGACAACAGCAAAATACTATCCGTTTCAAAGGTGAAGGATGTATTAAACAAAGATGCATTAGTCTGGTGGGCGTCTCATTGTGCTGCGGCTCATGTAAATGAACATTGGGACATAGGTCAAACCTATAATAAGGCAGAAAAGATTGCTTTGTTAAAAGAGGCCTATTTCAAACACAATGATGTCAAAACACAGAAAGCAAAGACAGGAAAGGGTGTACATGGTTTCGCCGAGCAATTTGTTAAGGGAGAAAAACCTTCGATGCCTGAAGATGAGTTGATCAGAAACGGAGCAAACGCTTTTCTCAAATGGTGGAATGAGGCAGATTTCATACCTGTCTATACAGAAAGGATCGTTTATAGCAAGAAACTTGATATTGCTGGCAGAGGTGATTTGGTTGTTAAAAAGAAGCAAAACGGCAAGTACAAATATCATGTCGTGGATTACAAGGCGGTCTCAATGTATAAAAAGGCTAAATTTTACGAGGAAGATAAGTATCCTGACGGGTTTGTCATTGATGAAAGGACCGGAGAAAAAGTAAAGTATCCGATATTTGATGAGCCGATAATTCAGGTTTCAGCTTATAGGGGATTCTTGATTGAGGAATTGAAAAAAGATTTCGGAGAAAGTTATGTTATCAGGTTTGACCAGGAATTTGGAGATTTTGATGTAACACCATTATCCGAAGAATTACAGGATCAAGCTTACAAAACTTTTTCTCATCTTGTTCCGGTGAGGCACTATCTTGATAAGTATGGAGTAAAACTTAAATAAGGAATTATGACAGAAATCTTACAATTAGAAACAACCATTCAAAAAGTTCAAACCCTTGTAGATAGGGGATTAAAGTTGGAAATTATTACTCCAGAATTAAATCCCGAAAACGCTGCTAAGTTATTTGCTCTAAAAGGTAAATCAGGGTGGATGCTTTTTAAACCTACTAAAATAACCGAAGCTGAAGTGATTGATCTACCAGAAGAAGTTAAAGAGTTTAAAAGTGACAAGACATCAGGCCAGAGATTAAGAGCAATAATATTCCTTTTGTGGAAGCAGTCAAGTCAAAAGGAAACATTTGATCAGTTCTACAAAAGACACCTTGAAAAGCTTATAGATCAATATAAAGAACGATTAGATTGACCTTTTACTCTGCTCCCTTCCTTGTGGGGTAGAGATAAGAGGTGAATTATATGGAGGAGAAAAAAGAAAACAAATTAATACCAAACTATGCCAATAATTAACAAAAATTTACTCATTATTCTCTACGAAAAACAAAAAGGAAAATGTGCCTATTGTGGTTGTAGTTTGTTAGAGGAGGCAAATAGGGGAATAAATCCTCATTTTGACCATATAGATCCCAAAAGTAAAAAGGGAAAAGATGAAATTGATAATTTATGTCTTACTTGTGATTGGTGTAATCGTGTCAAAAGTAATAAAACAGTAGAAGAATTTTTGGAATACATTAAACCTTATTTAGATGGGAAGGTTAAGAAAGAAGACTTAAGTGATTTTAAAAAATATAAAAAATTGCACAAAAAATTTAAAAGCTTTCTTTAAAAATGGAGGAAAAAAAGCAACAATTAACATTCTTTAAGGTCCGGGATCTAAGAAAAAAAGAGAAATTTATAATTGACGATGCTTATCTTAACGGATATGCAAGGGTCTGCAAACCAGTAGCCACCGCAGTTTATAACTCTTTATGCCGGCACGCAGAGTTCAATAGCCAAAAAGCATTCCCCTCACAGGAACTAATGGCTTATCAGCATGGTATTTCAGTTAAAACCGTAAGACGGGGAATCAAAAAATTAGCGGAGTATAAAATCATTCTCATTGGACAAGAGAGAAGAGGAGGAAGATTTACAAATTATGTTTATACCCTTTTAGATAGATCAGAGTGGAAACCCTCCAAGGGACAAAAACGACCTATGGTGAACCATAGGGAAAAAACCACCGGTGGTAAAGTGCCTACTAAGGTTAACAAAGGTATAAGGTTAACAAATAATAGTATGTCGGCAAAGCCGACGGAATGGGACTTTAATGAGAAATTAAAAGAGATGGAGAAAGATAGTCGTCGCCATATCCAGATTATCGCCCTTTATTGGCAAGAAAAAAACTGGGTATTTAAAAACGAAAAACAATACAAAGATAATCTTAATAGGGAATTGAAACCGGCGGCGAAACTAACTGGATATACCAATGAAGATATTAAAGCAACAATCAAAGTTCTCAGAAATACTCCCTATCTTACTAAATTTACCCTTGAAACAATCGCCAAATATATCCCAGAAGTAGTAAATCAAAAAGAAAAAGAAGGCCCTAAAATAGTTAGATTCGAGCAGATTAAAGAAGATGGTCGGATAGTAATGAGAAAGATTTATGCCAAATAAATTTATGACAAAGCAAAGGAAAACCATGTATCAAAAGAATCTTCCAAATAGCGAACTTAAAAAGGGAAGCGGATCGGCAATCAGGCAGGCGTTCCATGTATATTCGCGGCTGGTCTGCCGACCGAAGAACTACAAGATATTGAGCGACGAGATAGGTCGGATGGGATACGAGTTTGGGAACCTTATCCTGGTGGCCAAAAGGTCCCTTAACGGGGATGCGGTTTCTGTCCACAAGACTATCTGGGAGAGATGCCTGAAGGAGGGCAAGACACTTCTGCTTTACATGGCCAACTCCGGATACTTCTACCGTTTTGAGCCAAAAAAGATAAAAGACACTGTAGAGAACGAACGGGGAGGACAGACGATGGTCAACTTCTCAATCCGGGAGGGAAAGAACCTGATGAAGTTGCGGGCGGAGCGAGTGGGGGAGGACATTATGGTCGACAAGAACTCTGACGAATACCTGAAGGAATTGTTCGAGTTAGGGGTATTCGGCTAAAAAATAAAATCATTAAAGCTATGGTAAAAATTAAACTAATCAAAAACAAAGAGAAGCCAGAGACAACTCCAATTTTAGCTGAAGCTATCATTAAGATTTCAAATGCGATAGAAAAATTATCTAAAGAAAGCGGATTGAGTGAGGAAGCATTGATTGTTCTAATTCAAGATAATTGTGAGTATATTCAAGGCAGAGGAGATTCCAGAAGCAAGCCAACTAAAAACACAGTAAGGGTTGTTTTGAAGTCAATGAAAACACTACGTGGTTGGTATTTAAGAAAAAAATAAAAAACCTCCCATCCTCATCGGAACATAGGGAGGCAGAGTAAGAGATCAAATTACTCACTTTAGATAATAGACGGGAAAACTTGTCAATCATTACTAAATAATAATTCTTATAAGAAAATAAAAATATGAAAAAAGAAAATAAATTAGTGTTTATAGCTAAAGATGGATATCCTGTTGAAGGATTTGTTGGAAAGCCGATTAAAACTTGGATTAGACGGATTTTACTTACAAGAAAAATAATGCGTTATAAAGATTGGCTTAAAGAAACAGGTATAAAAATAGAGTTTGAATCTTAATCTTTAATCCTAAACCCTAAAGGTCACCAAAAATCTAAATAATAACCTATGCCAAAAACCTTAAAAGATAAAATAATAGAGATATTGATTAGTCCCGCCAAAAGTTTACCAAAACTGGGTAAAATAATGCTAAAAAATTATCCAAGAGATTATTGTGTTATTTGTGGACATCCATTAAGTCCTTCTAAAAGAATAAATGATATTGCCGACCAGATTTTAGAGGTGGTGGAGAAAGAAAAATATCCAATGTATCGGGTTGATAAAAACGGGAAAATTACAAGACTTAAAAATAAATAACTATGTCCACTTTTATAGAGAAAAAAACTTGGAAAGTCCACGCCATAGCAGAATGTCAAGATTGTGATTGGAGAAACGAAGGATATAAAAATGCTCAAGCAACCGCTGCAATTCACGCCAAAAAATATAAACATTTAGTAAGAGTTGAGACTGGTTTGGTAAGTGAATATGATGGAAGAAATAAATAATTAAAATAATAAAAGAGATATGAAGAACAAACCAAAAAAATGGGAAAAGATTGCTAAACAGTTTCACGATACTTATGAAGAATTAGCACCTTTTTACGGTTATATTACAAGAAAAGATACAAGAAAGTTTAAACCAAAAAGCCAGAATGGTAAGCTAATGATGGCGGTTTGTAAAAAAGTCATCAAATCCCAAAGAGAACAGGCAGTAAAAGAGGTTTTGGGAAAGATAGAAAAAGAATTAGCAATGGAATATGAAGCATATTGCCATTTGCCAGAATGTCAAAGTTCAGATACCAATGATTTGCCTTGTGATTGTGGAATTCAACAAAGAAATAAAATTTACGATATTATCAGAAAAAAACAGAATGATAAACTTTATGATTTGATAGAAAAATTAAAGAAAAATATATTAGAGGAGATATGAAAAAAGAAAAACAAAAATTGAATACTCGCCAAAAAGGAAGACAATTAGTTAAAGAAACAATCCGAATTCTTAAAGATGACTTTAATTTAGATTGCCACGAGACAGCAGGTTCAGGTTCAACTAACAGAGAAAAAGGAGATATTCGTGTCCCGGCCTTAGATTTGGTAATAGAGGCAAAGAAACAAAAGAAAACTTCAATGTCTAATTGGGCCAAACAATCGGAGAAAGAGGGCCTGGGATATAATAGGACGGCCTTGGTCTGGCAGATACCAAATACTCCCCATATCAGGGCAGATATTGATTTATGTTATTTTGCCGAATTATTACAAAGGGCGGCTGAACCAAAAATTAAAGAGCCAGACAGAAATATGAAGTGTTGGCTCGGGCGGCTAAAAGATACAATAAAGCAGGTAGAGAAGAGATTATGAAATACCAACGCTATTACTTTAAAGGTCGGTAAATAAAATAAAGAAACAAATAAAACCTTAATGAAAAATCACATAGATGAGAAAGTAAATAACGGAGACGAGATTTTCATTGAAGAGAGTTTGGAATTTATGAGCCAACTGAAAATCCGGTCCAAAATATTGAAAATCTTGAAGGAAAACTTTGACGTTACTGAAAAGTTGGTGATTAAAGAAAAAAAGAAACAAGAGTGACTTTATGAAAAAATGGGAATATAAAGTAATCGAGATAGACTTAGAAAGAGAGCCAGGAAATACTTCGGAAGAGAAACTGGAGGAGTTCCTTAACCGGGCAGGATCTCTCGGTTGGGAAATGGTAGAGAGAAAAGAAAGTCCATTTAATATATTCATTCTTAAAAGAGAAAAGGTCGAAAAGAGAGGTAGTCCTCGTAAGAAAAAAAATGTTAAAACTAAACGAAAATGAGTAAAAAATTGTCAATTCAACCTCTTGCTGACTTCCTCTTCTTGAGGTGGGAAAAGCAAAGGGAAACCAAGAAAGGTGTGATACTGTCAGACACTTCAAAGAGCAAGCCAGCGATAGCGATAGTAGTAGCCATAGGACCAGGGAAACTTGACCGGCACGGCAACTACATCAAGACACAATTAAAGCCCAAAGATAAGGTGGTGGTCGACCCCTTCATTCCTCAACTTATAAAGGTAGAAGGCGAGGAATACTGGGTGGTAGAAGAAAATAAAATATTCGCTAAAATAAACTAACAAAAATATGGAAGAAGAAAAAATTGAAACAATAGAGAAAGCGACAGTCAAGATGTTTCTCATCAACGAATATAACAATCATCTTCTAAGGTATGTGAAAGCTTTGGTTGAGGCGACTTTTACAGCGGGAAGACCTCAAGACGAAATAGTGTTGACGATTATACAAGAGAGTGGAAACCCACAGATTCCTGGGATAGAAAGGAAAATAAAAGCCAAAGAAGCCCAGAAAAGAGCCCGAGACAGCATAGACAAGCAAGATAGTATCTTAAAAGTCATTGAAAGGTTGATAAAAGAGGAAGATAAAAAAGAAACAAAGTTTGAATAACATGGCAAAACAAATACTATTTAGCAACAAAGCTCTAACAAAACTTAAAAAAGGGATAGATATATTAGCGAGTGCAGTGCGCGGAACCCTTGGACCAAAAGGTAAAGTTGTAGTTTTTAAACGGGGAGAAAATACCTTTGCTGATGATGGTGCAACCATTGTCAATCAGATGGAATTAAAGGATCCAGTTGAGGCCATGGGGTCGGATTTGATAAAAGATGTTGCCACAAAAACAGACAAGGAAGCAGGGGATGGAACCACGACATCAATCGTCTTAGCTCAGTTCATCCTAAAGGAGGGATTGAAGGCGATTGCGGCAGGAGCGGACACACTTATTCTTCGAAAGGGATTGAGTGAAGCATTGAGGATAGCAGTCGAAACAATTAAGAAGATTTCCAAACCTCTTAAGAATGGAAATGACATTTCAAACATAGGGACAATTGCCTCGAAAGATAATGAGATAGGGAACATAATATCGGAAATCATCAAGAAAGTCGGCAGGGAGGCTATCATAGCTGTGGAAGAATCAAATGTGATCGGAATGAGCTATGAGATAGTCAAAGGACTCCAATTCGAACATGGATTTATTTCACCTTATATGATGACGCATCCAGATAGAGGAGAAGCAATCATTGACAAACCCTACATTTTGACCACAAGCCAAGTGATAAGCACAAACCAAGACATTGTGAATATACTGGACGAAGTGATACGTTCAGATAGCAAGTCAATAGTAATAATAGCAGATGAGGTTTCTGGAGAAGCATTGCCAACATTAGTTATAAATAAACTACAAGGAAGGATAAGGGTGGCTGCAGCAAAAGCTCCTGGATTCGGAGACGAGAAGATGGAACGATTAGAGGATATGGCCATACTGACAGGTGCTAAACTTATAGCTGAAGAGACCGGAATCAAAGTTGAGGATACAAAGTTGGAAGATTTAGGCCGGGCAGACAGGGTAATCCTGTCCAAAGACAAGACAATCATAGTAGGAGGAAGAGGAAAGAAATCGGAAATCCAAAAAAGAATAAATCAGCTGGAAACACTCATTAAGAACGAGAAATCAGAGTATCGCAAGGAAATGATGAAGAAAAGACTGGGGAAACTGAAAGGAGGAGTGGCAATAATTAAAGTCGGGACGATTTCCGAGCAGGAGAACAAAGAGAAGAGATTCAGGATAGAGGATGCTGTCAAAGCCACAATGTCGGCCATAGAGGAAGGAATAGTCCCAGGGGGAGGAGTGGCGCTCTTGGAATCCTCAAAGAGAATAGAACAGAAGGCAGAAAGAGAGAAGAACATCAACTTTAGAATGGGAATGGAAATCCTTGCCCAAGCGATAAAAGAACCAGCATACCAGATAGTGAGGAATGCCGGCGGCAAAGAAGACGTAGTTATTTCAAAGGTCGAGGAAGGCAGGAAGGAAAACTCGTCATTCGGATATAACTCGGACAACGAGACATACGGAGATTTGTTCAAGATGGGAGTGATTGATCCGGCTAAAGTAGTGAGAGTGGCATTGGAGAATGCGGTATCAGTAGTGTCTCTATTCCTGATAACCGAGGCGGTGATAGCCGACCTGCCGGAGGAAAATAAGAAAAAGAAGAAATAAAATCATGATGAAATTCCAGTACAGAGACTTAATAATGAAGATACTGGATGAAGTGGATCCAGATATTAAAATAGAAATGCTGATGTTGGGAGAATGGGGAAATGAAGCGTGGACTCTGTTGCCCGATCCTGCCCAGACGATTTTAAGATGGCAAGAATTAAGGGATAGAAAAAAGAAATGAAATTATGTTAAAAATATCCAACTCCTTGAATTAAAAAGGAAAAAGAGAAATGAAAAAGAAAATAGAGTTTGAAGGATACAATCCATTTATCAGGCAATTAAGAACTGACAAAGGTTGGCGGGTAGAGTTTGACATCTCTCAAAACGACTACGATAAAATTAAAGACTTGCCGAAAATCCAGGAAAAGAGATTGAAAATTGCTATCGAGGAATTGGAAGACCAACCGATAAAAACAAAGTCCCTCGGAAGATTAAAGGGAGAAATTAAGAGTCTATGACGGAGAACAAACAAGAAACAACAAAAGAAAGTCCAAAACAAGGAAATGCATTCCTGATTTACCTTCGATTAGGGAGTGAAAGAAGTTTAGTAAGAGTTAGGCAGGAGTTAGGTAAAAAAGGCATAAAAATAAGCGAAACGAGCTTGGCCAAATGGAGTAAAAAGTATGAATGGGTAAAGAGAGTCCAGGCGATGGATGAGGAGTCGCAAAGGATAGCAGAGGAGGCAATGGTAAAGAAAGCAACAATCAAGAAAGCAGAAATGTTTCTCTATTTTCAGAATGTATTAAAAGCAGCCAATGCAGGACTTCTTTCCGGGAAAGTAGTTCCAACCCCAGGAGACTTCAAGAAAGTGTGGGAGATGATGAGAATAGAACAGGGAAAGTCAATCGGCCAAGAAACAATGCCAACAGTGGCCCCTGCAATAAACATCTTCTTGACTAAGAACGAGAAGGTGATAAAGGTCGTGCGAGAAGCCCAAGAGAACTTGAGAAATGTTCTCGAGGGAGAAATAAAAGAAGAGAAATAAAAATGACTGAAACAATAACATTCCTAATAGGATTCATCTTCGGCTATGGAATAGCTTCGTTATTATTGAGCAGGAAAAGATTCATAGTCAAGACAAGCGAAAAAGGAGAAACTACAATCGAGCAGATAGGAAGGCCAAAGCAGAAGATGGAATTTTTACCAGAGATAAGCCAGCAACAATTGGAGGACATTGAGAGGCCGACTCGTCTCCAGAACTTCTTGAGTAAATTTAAGAAGCCCGCAAAAGAAGAGGAAGAAGAATTATGATATCTTACAAACTCGCAAAACAATTAAAAGAGGCGGGGTTTCCGATCAAGAGGGTAAGTAATTCTGATTTTGCTTACGTTCCTACCCTCTCTGAACTTATTGAGGCGTGTGGAGATAGATTTGGAGAGCTTACTAAATGGCGTGGTGATAAGTGTTGGTCGGCTGGTGGGGGGAAAATGGATGGAGTGGATGAAATTGCTTGGGAGTTTGAATCAATCGGCAATACCCCCGAAGAAGCAGTCGCTAAACTTTGGTTTAAATTAAATAAAAGAAAGGTATGATACATAGCTATAAACAAGATTTAGAAAAAAGATTTGGGATAAAGGCAAAAAACTCTACTTTGTCAAAAGATTTAAAAGTGGAGAACGGATGGCTTGCCAAGGGAATGGAATGTTTAGTAGTTAGCGATAGAGACTTTATTAAATGCTTCAATAAAATGAAGGGGCCTCTTAAACTTGTCTTGCTGAAAGCTCTTTGGTATAGGGGAGTACCAATTATCTCTGAATCAAGAAATGACAACTGAAACCGAACGCCTCAAAAAACGCACCGAAGAAATCCAAGAGGACTTGAGAAAGGATAGAGAGAGGAGAAAGCCAAAGCCGAATGAGAACATGGATAGGGACATTCCTGATTTTGTAAAGTCTTTTGATTTCTGGTGTGATACTTGTCAAGAGGATTTTACCTCTTCGGCCAGAAAGACGAGATACCGACTGGAAGGAGATGTAATAGCGACATTACGAGGAGAGTGCCCGAATTGCGGAGAGGTAGCGATAAGGTATGCCACGCACCGGGACCAAGACCCCTACTATCAGAAGTCATTGAAAATCCGCCGGCAGAGAAACCAGTACATAATAGAGATGTTGCAAGGTAGGGAATACGGATTCAAAACCCATTACGGAGACCCAGACGCAGAAATGAATAAAACAATAATGAGAGAGGAAGAGAGAATAATGAGAGCCGATTTGGATACTGGACTCAAAGGGCAATCATTAAGGGCCAAAAGAAAATTAGAAGAGCTTCATCGACTAAAAGATTGGGGGAGATTATGAGATATATAAAAACTATAGGAAGGGAAAGCCACATAAACAGCCTTGGGGTATGCATATTGAAAGATAAAAAAACATGAAACACGACATTAAAGATTTATCAATACCGCATTGGGTGATAGACAACGAGTTTATTAACGAGAGGGGTGAGATTCTTGAATTTTGGAATCATCTTTTTTTATATGACATCCTGATGGATACCTCGCAGATTCAAGTGGTAAAAAAATGTGCCCAAGTCGGGGTGTCGGTGACGGAAACCCTGAAGGCGTACTTCGTAGCCCAGAAGGGAATGATGAATGTCATCTATACAATGCCGTCGGATACCGACGTCAGCGAGTTCGTCAAGACCAAGGCCGACATGATATTCCAATCCAATGAATTGCTGAGAAGCCAGTTCAGTAGCGACACCGTAGGACTAAAAAAGATAGGGGAGAGATTCATATACTACAAGGGGACGAGATCAAAGACCGCCCCTCTTTCAACAAGTGCCGACCTACTCATCCACGACGAGATGGACAGGAGCGACCTGGGAATCATCGAAAAGTACCGGTCAAGAATATCAGCATCGAAGTACAAAGGAATATGGTATATCTCCAACCCGAGCCTGACGGGAATCGGGGTGGACGAGATCTGGAAAAAATCGGATATGAAAGAATGGTTTGTTAAATGTCCGTATTGTGGGGAAGTACAAACTCTTACATGGGGAGAAAATGTTGACAAGATAAGAAAGATCTATGTTTGTAAAAAATGTGGGAAAGAGTTAAGTGATAATGTAAGAAGGGTAGGACGATGGATTGCAACAAACCCAGGAAAAGAGATATCAGGATACCACATCTCGCAAATGATGGCGCCGTGGATCTCAGCAAAAGACCTGATTAAGGAAAGGCAAGAAAGAGGGGAAGAATACTTCAGGAACTTCATACTGGGAGAGGCATACAGCGTAGGAGAGGAGGCGAATATTCGACAGGCGATTCTCGACGTCTGGACTCCGAAGCCGATCGATGTAGAGCCGTTCTTTATGGGAATCGACATCGGAATCGAGAAACACTATGTGATTGGATCGCGAGAGGGGATCTTCAAAATAGGAGTCTGCAAAAGCCGGGAGGAGTTGGAAGCGATAATAGAAAAATACAATCCTGTCTGGGTAATGGATGCTGGCCCAGAAAGAACATGGGCAGAGGAGTTCAGGAAAAAATATCCCAGAGGATTCTTGAATTTCTACCGGAAGGACAAACCTCGGGCTGAAATAATAAAGTGGGGGGGATACAGTAAGGGAGTGGAAGACAAGAAAAATTGGGGATATATCTGGACGGACAGAACAAGAATTATCGACAAGACGCTTTATGAAATCTTAAAAGGAAACACCCAGTTCTCATTGACTCGGGAGGATTTGGAGAGATACATCAGGCACTGGGAGAGCATGCGGAGAATAGTTGTGCAGACTCCAGACAAGACTGAGAGATACATTTGGGAATCATCAACTGGGGTGGATCACTTTGTTCATGCGACGGTCTATTATTTGATCGCCACACAAAGGGGAATGGCAAAAATGGAATTCATTCCAGAAAAAGAAGGCAAGAAAGAGATAATTGAGAGGACAGAAACAGGATTCAGAATGAGACCCCTTCGGGAAATAATCGAAGAACGCCAACAAGAAGATGAAGGATAAAATTATAAAAGAAGAAAAAATAAAAGAAGAAATTAAAGTATTGATGGATGAAGGATTTTTCGATTTGAAAAGCGGGCAAGTTGTCATCAACAAAAACAACGGAGTAATACAAAATATAAAATTTGTCACCACTCCTTATGAAAGAGGAAAGGGGCTTGACAAAGAAATAGAAAAGAGATAAAATAAAACAAAATGAAAAAGACAATAATTGTGGCAATTATATTGCTATCATTACTAATTCCGAGAACGACTATTCTTGCCTCACCAGTGGATGTTGAGATGGAAATACTAAGAATAAAGATAAGAATACTTGAATTACAGATACAACATCTCTTGGCAATGATACAAGAAATACAACTTAAAAAAGGGATGGTGGTTGAAGACAATTCGGAAATTGTTCCCGAAATAGAAGTACCAATCACAATGCCAGAAATACCAGGGCCTCAACAAAGAGTCCAAGATTGTTTATTACAATATCCAAACCAACCGCAATATTGTGATTTTTCCGGATGTGCCCAAGAATAAAGTATGAAGAAATGAGTTAAATGGAATTACTTTATGTAAAGATTGTCATAGAAAAGAACATAATTTCAAAAATTGGCTTTAAGCTCTTGACAATCCTTCTTGATAAACTATAATTCAATAATAGATGCCCTAACCAGTGGCAATGTGAAATAACATTCTACCAACGGCGGGCAACCATATAACCTAATTTTTAATTGGGGCATGTGGTTGCCCGCTTTTTTAATTATGCCATTAGACATTGAAAAATTAGACGACAGAAAATTAGGTAAGCTTATCGATAACAGATGGGCAGAGTCTAATTCTCTCTGGAGTGAAATCGAGAAGGCCTACAAAAAAAATAAAGCGGTTTGGAAGAGCGATGATTCGACAGTCGCCACAATCCCGAGAAGAAAATCGAAAGTGAGAGATAACAGAGCTTTCCTGGCCATGGAGCATGTGATAGCAAATCTGACAGGCAGGCCGTCAAGGCCGAATGTCCTCCCGACAAACGGGAAAATGGAATCTGGACAGATAGCACTCGACTTACAGGATCTGTTTTTGGAAAAGTATAAGACCTTGAGGGCAAAGAAGAAAATGCGTAGGGGATTGAGATGGCTTTTTCTATCAAGGCTGATGGTCTTCAAGATAATCTGGGACAACGATATTGACAATTTCAACATTACAGTAGTTGATCCGAGGAGGGTCAGGTTCAACAAGAAGGCGACCAACTCAATGGAGACGGATTTCGCCATTGAGGAGATAGATACCACCATCCCCGACATGATAGAGAGATTCCCAGAGCAGAAAGAAGACATCATAAAACAAATCGGGGGTAAAGAAGAAGATATTTTAGTAGCTAATGCCTCAGCTACCTACAAGGAAGCATGGATAGGGGACTGGGCAGTTTACAAATTCAGAGAGAAAATTTTAAAAAAAGAAAAGAATCCTTACTGGGACTGGGAAGGAGTATATTTTACAAATAACGAATTAAGGAAATTTGAAACATTGGAATTACCGGCGGAAAGAAAAAAGATGTTGGGAATGGCAAGACCCTTGAGAGAAACACGGGCCAAAAGAGCAAACAGATATCAGAATTATCTGGCGAATCATTTCGATAAGCCGAGGCATCCCTATATCTTCGCCTCAATGCTGGAAATAGAAGAGAAGGCAGTAGGGGAAACTTCGTTGATGGAACAAATAACTCCTTTACAGAAAAATGTCAACCAGAGAAAAAGACAGATAGCGGACAATGCCGCAATGGCACAGGGAAAATGGAAAGTAGATACTAAATTCGTGGAAGGAAAAACAAAGGGAGAGATTCAGGCGATGAAGGCAGATCCAGAAGGAATAATTTATGGAGATGGAGTGGGGACAGGAATAACAATCGAAACTGGGAGAGATTTGCCAGCAATAGTCAAAGAAGATTTAATACTTTCAATTCAGGAAATCGATGCTATCTTCGGGACTCAACAGACATTCCGAGGAGAAGGTGGAGACAAAGAAACCGCGACGGGACGGGCAATACTCAGAGAGCAGAGCTTTCAGCGACTAACCGAAGTGATAGACATAGTGGACAGTGTCCACTGGGAGATCTACAACTGGTGGCTCCAGCTCATGAAGGTCAGGTACACCGAGACGCATTACACAAAAATGCTGGGAAGAGACCGGGCATTGAGAATTATCAAAACTATGCAAGACGACATTACCGACGGAATAGATGTTCAGGTCATCCCGGGACAGATAATGCCCAAGGACAGAGTGTACCGAGCAGAGAGAGCATTAGAGGGAGTAAAGAACGGATTTATGATCCCTCTCACTTACTTTGAGGAGGCGGAGTTCGATAACCCAATGGAGACCGCAAAGCAACTTGAGATGTACAAGATAAGCCCCTTTGCAGTTCTTGAGATGGATCCAGAGGATATAGAGAATCTTAGAAAAGGAATATCATTGCTTCAAGAAGTGGCCCAAGCTACTCAACCAACAGACCAAAGGGCGAAAGCCATAGCCGATCTCCGAGCTAAAACCCAAGAGATAGTGCAAAGTCCAGAGTTCAAGAAAAAGCCAATTGAAGAGCAAAGACAAATATTAAGTAAACTAAAAGGCCAATTTGCTAAATTAAGTGAGGCCAAGCCGACTCAAGAGGCTAAGCTGGCTGGAACAAAATAACATGCCATTAAATAAAGAAATTAAAAGAAGATTAGGCAAGCCCCGAAATAACGAAGAAAGAAGAAAGAGACACTTTGAGAGATTTGGAACAAAGAAATTACCGCCAAGAGGTTCGGGATTAAGTGAAGAAGATAAGATTAAAAAATTAAAGGCGAGATTCTAATAACATGCCAGCAGTTAGCAAAAAACAACAAATAGCAATGGCAATAGCTAAGCATGCCCCTGGAAAACTGTATAAGAGGAACAGAGGACTGTTGAAGATGTCCAAAGAGCAACTATCTGACTTTGCCAGAACTAAAAGGAAGAAATTGCCATTACGGGCGGAAATAAAAAGGAGGACAAAGAAGTCATAATTTTTGAAATTTGATAGAAACAAATATTAAGTAACAGTTGTCTCATCAGGCGGTTCTCCGAAATCCACGAGGATCATCCGGAGAAAAGGCAATGAGGCGGCCAAAAGAACATGCCAGACGAGAATGATAAGATCGTTGACCCTGGAGAAGGGGGAAGCGATGGAGGTGGAACTCCTCCTGAGAAGGGCGGGGAAGGCGCCCCAGAGAATGTCAAAATCGGCGATAAAGAATATACCGTCGATCAGGTGACAGGATTCATTAAAAAGGCAACAGATTACGATGCCTTACTTCCCGAATTCACCAAGAAGTCGCAGGCATTAGCTGCGCTTACTGGTGGCAAAGACCTTGCTGAGCCGCAAGACCTGCCCTCTTTCCTGAAGCCGGGGTGGAAACCCAAGGACTTTACGGAACTTGGAGCAGCCCTAAAGGAGGCAGTCGAATGGGGGGAGAAGAGGTCTCAAAAGGCGACGGAGAAAAAATCCGTCCAAGCCCAAGAGGCCAAACAACAAGTGGATGCTTTTGTAGCGGAGATTCAGAAGTCGGACAAAGAGTTCGACGACCAGGAATTCTTCCAGTACATTGAACGCCACCACTCCCGAGTGGATACTGTTGACGATTTGAAGTCAGAGTATTCTAAATATCGGGAGGCCAATGCCGACGGGAAAATGGCTGAGAGAAGAGTCTTGCTCAACAAAGTAAAAAGAGGAGCAGACTCCGTATCAAAGCCATCATCTGCAGGAAGCAAACTTCCATACGATGCTACCGAAATTCGGGTAAAGAGTACAGGTATAGTCGAGGCGGCCAGAGAGGCATTATCAAAATTTAAATAGTTTACTAAAATGAAATTTTCAGACGCGGTAAAGACCGTAACCACGGAAACGATCATCCCGATGGTTTCAGATACCATCCTTAAGGGAAATGTATTCCTTTTGAGGACTTTGGGGAACGCCAGGAGTTGGAAATCTGGCTATCAGTATGATATTCCCATCAAGTACAAGAAATCCACTGAAGGAGGAATAGTTGGTATTGGAGGAACTCTTGATACCAATAGGCAGGAAACCAGAGTTAAAATGACCTTCGAGCCACAGCGTATCCACAAGCCAGTGGTTATAGACGACATTGAGGCGGCCGTAAACCAAGGAGACGAGAGAGTTCTTGAGTTAATAGCAGTGGAGACAGACTCTATTGCCCAAGATTTGATGGACGACTGTGGAGATTACTTGCACACAGGAACGTCGGCAACTGGATTATCGTTCGACAGTATCTTGAATGCGGCCGATGACTCTACAAACTTCGGAACTTACGGAGGTCAATCCAGAGACATCTATACGAGTATCAAGGGATACTATGTAGCAGACGTCGGTGCTTTGGCTATCTCTGACTTGTCTGTCGCATATGACGAGGTAGAGATTGGAGGAGTAGGACCAACATTGATAACAACGACTCCGACAATTTGGTCAGCATATGAGGCTCTGTTGCAACCGACAGTCCGGGCAGGATACCAGACCACGGGATTCCCACAGGTAACAAGGACAGGAGTTGTTTCAAGCACCAACGCCTTAAGTGGAGGTGACCTTGGATTCAATGCCCTATGGTATCGTGGGACAGCTATGGTGAAGGACGAGAAGTGCACCAGTCAAAAGATGTTCATGCTCAACGAGAAGAACTTCTTCTGGGCAGGACTGGATCTTCCCGATTACGAGAAGATCAACACTGGAGAAGCGAACATCGAAGGACCCCAAGCATTGCCGATTCCGAAAGGATTCAACTGGTCAGGAATGATAAGACCATCAAACCAACCAGCTGAAGTCGGTCATATGTACTTGGTAGGAAACTGGATGTCAAGCGACCCGAGACGTTGCGGTCAATTAACCGGAGTAACCGGGTAGAATCGTTAGAGTGAGAATCGACGCTCTTTACCGGGCGGGAGGAGATTTCTCCTCCCGACCCGAGAGAGAACGTTAAAAGGTCGATAATTAAAAGTTAAAAAGCTAAAAATTAAAAATGAAAGCAAGAGATTATATACCAGCTTTAAGATTCGGAGCGAAGATTTATCCTGAAGACTTTGCCAGTCCATTAACCTTCGCCGACTATTGGTACGTTGATGGTCAAAATGGAAGTGATGCAGACGGGAATGGAAAGTCAGTAGACAAACCATATCTCACCATTCAAGCTGCCATAGATGCGGCAACCCAAGAAGATGTAATCTTCGTGAGAGCATTGGATTGGGGAGCGGGAGAAACCGACCCGGATAGCTACGCGGAAAACCTAAACCTCCCATTGGCTTTATCAGGACTTCAGATAGTCGGTGTCGGAACAGGTAGAGTTCAAGGTGGATTGCCCCAGATTAAGAAGGCAGGTTCCACAGCATTGATTACCATAAACGCCCCGGGATGTAGCATCAGGAATATGGGTATCAACGGATACGGAGCTACTGGAGGTGGAATACTGTTAAACGATGACGCAGGAGCCACTATGACATCATTTGGAACGAGCATCGAGAATTGCCATCTTAAGAACTGCGTGCCGTCTACTGCGACGAATGCTGCGACTGGCGGAGCTATAATGTGGAGCACGAATGGGGGAGCTTGGCAGACGAGAATCGTTGGGAATCGTTTCTACAAAAATGTTGGAGACGTTGTGCTGATAGGGACGTCTAATAGCGTTCCTCAGGATGTGATTATAGAAGACAATGTCTTCTCTGGACCAGCTGCTAACACCGATTGTAATCTTTATCTTAAGGGTGGTTCTGGAATGAATGGAGTCATTATCAGAAACAATGAGTTTCAAGCATTTCCAGATCTTGGTGGCACCAATGATACCTTTATGGATTTGACTGGTTGTATCGGTTTACTTTCTGGAAATCGTTTTGCATCTAATGCAAAGACATTTGGAGCAACTGCTAATGTGAAAGTTCCAACTACCGTTTTGATGGTTGATAACTGGCAAGAAAAAACTGCTACTGGAAGTGAAGCGATATTTAGAACGGCATAATACTAAAATGAAAAAGAAAACCAAAAAAGTCAAAGAGGTACCAACTGTTTCGCCAAAAGACGTTGAGAAGGTTTTAGGCGAATGTAACGACGACTGCTACAAACTCCTGATGAAAGACGGAACATACAAGATAGTGCCGAAAGAAGAAATGCCAAAGAAATTACTTGAATAGAATTATTCCTTGTTAGTTCGCTCAGCCCGTCTCTGCGGGCTGGGACGAGCCAATAAGGCTCGACGCATCGAATTTCCTCGCTGGCGAACGAGCCGAGGGGAGGTGAAAGGTCGGGTGCGGAAATTAAATAAAAAAACCAAAATGAAAAACATTACATTTCAATCAGTTTTCGACACCCCGACCGTGAAGATGAGTGATCTGAACGGCGAAGCTCAAACCCCAGACGGAAGAGTTTGGAGATATCTCCAAGCCACGGAAATCATTGCTAAATACAACGTTACAGAGAGGCCAGCACAAACAGACGTTGACACGGTTGCATCTTCTGCCAACGCTGCAGGTCAGAACGTTTATGTTACCGAGGCCGATGCCGGATGGACAGTTGGGGATTACCAGGACCACTGGATGGTGGTAAACGACGGAACCCATGAAGGACAAGTAGCCAAGATTAAGGATAACACCACTGACACCTTGGAGCTTTACGTGGACTATGCTCTTGCCACTGCTCTCACTGTGGCCGCAGCCGATGACATTGAGATCGTTCATATGCCAGATGCAGAGAATATGGATACCGGTGGAACTGTCGAGGCCATAAACGGTGTGGCCCAAGTGGCATTCGCTGCAGACGACTACGGATGGTTCCTTATCAAAGGAATTGGAGGGATAAACATTGGAGACACTGCAGGGGAGGCGAACGAGCCATTAGTTCCAGGAGACGATACAGCAGGATATGCGAATGGTTGTGGAGATGACTTTGACAGGGAAGATTTTACCATCATCGGAAACTGCATTGTGGCAAATACTACCGCAGACAAGGCGACACTTGCAATGATACACATTAGATAGAAACTTCTCCCAGCGGCTTGCTTGTGGCTGGCCGTTGGATGGAGGTTTTTATCCTCAAAAAAGGTCGTATTATCGTAATTGCGATAATTGTTAATAATTAAAGCTTACACGATTACGAACATGAACATAGCGCAAAAAAAAGCGGAAGAGATGGAACGGAAAATAGTTCGTTTCACCAACATAGATAAGGAGAGTTTCACCCATTCTTACCGGGGAGTTTCGATCACAGTTCAGGCTGGAGAGGGATATGTCGGGAGGTTTCCTGAATGCAATCACCTTGCCACTCATCTGGCCAGGAAGATGCTCTCAAGGGAAACGAAAAGTAAAATTGACAAGAACAAGCCGATCAAACTTTGGACACCCGAACAGGTGGAGATACTCAAGGGGAAAATCCTGACCCCGATGGGGAATGAGACCCCTTCAGTAGCTCCGACGGCGAAAGAAAAGAGAGAGAAAGATTTAGAAAGCATAAAGAAAGAGTTCCCTCCAGCCCCTGCACCTCCCGTCACAAAGAAAGATGTGATAGCGGAACTGAAGAAACGAGGAGTGGAAGCCGACGTCAAAAAGACGCTGAAGGAATTATTGAAGCAACTCATGGATCTCGAAGCACAAGGAAAATAAAGGATTGGGGAGGAAGGTTAAGCCATTTCCTTCCTCTCCGAAAGAAACATGGAAGACATAGACGCAATCATCAAAAAGCGCCAAGAAAGAAAGAAACTGGAGGAGGAAACAGACCTTGCCATAAAAGAGAAGGAGAAAGCGATAGATCAACTGACCACTGAGAGAAGGAACTTGGAGAGAATCAGGAAAGACAAAGAGATTTTCATTAAGGACAGGGAAATTGAGATGAAGCAGAAGTTCCTTGATGTGGAGAACAAGATAGTGAAAAGCCACCAGGAATTGGGGAAATTAGAGGAGGAAGGAATCAAAGTAGCATCATCCATCGAAAATACGCTGAAAAATGCCCTTGAGGGAAGTTTATCGCTAATTACAAGGGCTGAAACACTGGTTGAGAGGTCAGGATACCTCAAAGACCAAGCAGAGAAGACGATTGAGGTCTTAATTAAAGCTAAAGAGGATCTCGACAAAAAGATAATAAAGAACAGTGAATTGGAAAAAGAAGTTTTAAAAAGAGAAAAACAAGTTGAAGTTAGAAATCAAAAGGCCGACCAAAAATTAAAAGAAGCAAAAGAACTGGCATTCTGGCACAAAGAGCCGGGTGCCAAATACAAAGAATAGTATGCACTTAAATCAAGCTCATGGAAAACCTTTTTCCGTAACGCATACTCATGCTACGCAGGCTTTAGCCACTAAAGCAGCAGTTTCTGGAAAGCGTCATTTCATAACTGATATTGCTGTGTCGTCTGATAAAGATGGTTCTGTGATGCAGGTTAAGGACGGAGCTACAGTGATTTGGCAGGTAAACTTGACTAATGCTGTGACTGGAGGACCTTACATTTTCTGGCAGTCATTTGAGTCCCCATTGATAGGGACAAAGGGGAATGCAGTAAGTATTACTATTGACGGGACATCAGTTTGTAAAGCCAACATGTCTGGTTTTACCATTTAATACCATGCAAATAGTAGGAAGACCCATAATCGCAAATGAAACGATGACATCGTCCAACACGGAATACTCTTACGATATTCCAGCTGGTACGAAAAGGTTCGAGATAAAACTGCGGGCATTGAACGCCTTGCTAAAGTTGGCATTCGTTTCGGGAGAATCAGGAACGAACTACATCACAATTCCTTACGGGGGAAGCTATGTAGAGAATGACGTAAAGGCCGGACCTATAACCTTATACTTCCAAAGCCCGAAGGCCAGCCAAGTGGCCGAGATTAAGACCTGGAAATAGCATGGGAAAGATAATCGCAAGGCCGACAATAGCCAATGTGGAGATGACCGATGCCGACACAGAATATAGTTATACATTGCCAGTCGGGACAACGAGATTTGAAATCAAGCTTAGGAAGATGGGAATACCTTTGAAAATTTGCTTCGTCTCCGAAGGATCGGGGACGACTTACAAAAATCTGCCTGCCGGGCGGTCGTACCGGGAGGATGACATTAAAAGGGGCCCGAACATATTATACTTTCAGGCCGCAACAGCGGACCAAGTCGCAGAGATAATATCTTGGGTTTAATTAAATGAAAAAATATATTTTACAAATCGCAATCTTCCTGTTCTTAGCAGCAGGAGTAGTCAGTGCCCAGATAGGAGGAGGGATCACTCTTTGGTATCTGGACGACACTACACTAAAGCCGGTTGACCCGACTTGGTCAGTAGAAGTCGCCGGAGTAGGAGATGTCAATTCGGTTGGCGATTGTGCTTCAGGTGCCTGTCTTGACGGTTCTTCTGACGGGGGAACATATGTCAGGATTTATGATGGTAATTCTCATTACTTAGAGATAAATCCTGGAGACATTTCAGATAACAGGACAATCTCTTTTAGGGATGCTTCGGGAACTGTTATTCTTTCTGGGGATACTTTTACTGGAGATGTGACAGGGACTTTGGATACTGATGGTTCAACTGCCTTGACCATTGCCGCAGATTCAGTGGCTCTTACTACAGATACTACAGGCAATTATGTCGAGAGTATTGCTGATGCTGGCAGTTCAACAATTACTGTAGTTAATGGAATCGCTGAGGGAGGAGCTGTAACCTTAGATACAGTGGACTTGAATTGCACGAATTGTATAAATGCCACTGAAATTGAAGATATTTACCTCTTGATTGCTGGAGATGACATGGCGGGGCAGTTGGACATGGCCAACAATGCACTTATAAATGCTGGAGATGCTGGAAATGACTTTGGGGCGATGAATAGTTTGGTTTCAACGCAGTTTAGCGGACACATATACATGATAACAAATGAAACTGACTTTTTTGCCCCGAACAATGATGACGGAGACTATATGCTTTTTAATGCTCGGGATAGTGATACCGATTCTCAAGTGCCAGTGGGAGGACTTACGGGAGCGGCAGATCCATACTTTGCACTTGGAGGGACATCCGAATTCAAGTTCTACAATTCAGGAGATGCCTTAGTCGACTTAGATAAAAAAATACAATTTGGAGACGATGGGGTTTACATTCTTTCAGATGATGACGGGCATCTGGATTTGACGGCTGACACAAGTATAGACCTTAATAGCACAGTCGCCTTGGGGGCGAATAACCTGACGATGACAGGATCAATTTCTGATACGACTAATAGAGTGACTAAAGGTTGGTTCGCCGATTTAGAGGTTACAAACGATATTACAATTGGAGGAACAGCTTTAGCTGCTACTTACTCGCCAATAGCAGGAAGCGCCAGCATATTAACCGTAGGAGTATTAGATAGCGGTTCAATTACATCAGGGTTTGGAACGATTGCCACAGGCGATTCTATTTCTGGAAGTACCCTTGTGGCCACAGCGGCCGACTCATTAACATTAGGGACTTCAAGCTCGGCCGATGGATCGATTATTCTTAAAAATGCTACGAATGCGAATACATTAACGATTCAGAGCGGGGCCACTTCTACTTCTTATACTCTTACCTTGCCGTTAGAAGTGGCAGGAGCTGGAGAAGTGCTGACAGATGCAGCAGGAAATGGTGTATTAAGCTGGACAGGAGTAGGAGCAGGAGATGTGGTGTCAGTCGGCGATTGTTCAACTGGAGCTTGTTTTGACGGAAGCTCTGACGGAGGAACAAACCTTGAATTCTACAATATAGATAGCAACAAAACTCAACTGATAGCTTCCGACACCGCTTCAGATTTGATTATTACCCTGCCGGCTACAACAGGAACATTGGCAACAACAGGAGTAGCGACCCTTTCATCTCTTACCTCTATAGGAACGATAGCAACTGGAACATGGGAAGCGACAGATATAGGAGTAACCCACGGAGGGACCGGAGTTTCAACCTTAACCGATCACGGAGTTTTGGTCGGTTCAGGAGACACCGATATCACAGCTTTAACGGTAGGAACAGACGGACAAATATTAGTTGGTTCAGACGGAGCCGATCCAGTGTTCGCAACTCTGAATTGTGATAACGCACTAACTTGTACGACCGGAGCTGGAACGCTTGAGATTGATGTAGATGATGCTTTCATTAAACTTGGAGGAGATATAGCTTCAGCAGGGACCTATGATTTCGGTTCGGCAAACGTTGTTCTTGAAATCCCTAATGCCGCAGCCCCGACAATAGATGCCGCAGGAGAGATAGCGGTCGATACCACGACTGACCAGTACGTCTATTATGGCGGAGCTAAAAGAGTGATGACCTACTGGAGAGAGATGTGCTTCACTTTAGAGACTCCAGCTGCTGCTGATGACGATGTGCCGATATGGTCTCCAAAAGACAATATTACAATCACGGATGTCTATTGCAGAACCCAAGGTGGGACATCAGCTGAGGTAATAATATCTGACGGAACTAATGCTTTAGAAACAGTAACCTGCGATGCTGACGGTCAAGCAGATGACGACTCAATCGCAAATGGCACATTCACGGCCAATGAAAGAATGGAGTTTGATATAGGCACAGTTACAGGCGAAGTTGACTGGGTTAATGTTTGTATAACTTACACAATAGATGCAGACTAATGATTAAAAAAATCAAAGAAAAATTAGCCAACGCTGGAAGATGGATTAAAAAGAAAGCTAAGCAAATTCTTATATCTCTTGGGATTATTACAGTTGTTGCTTATGCTATGGTAGGACAACCGCCAAAGCAATACAAAGATTACAAGTTTTGGTATATCCACAGAGATGACGATGGATATATTCTGGATGCAGGAATTAGATTTTATGAAGGAGAGTATAGAAAAGTCCAAATAGAAAATATAAAGGGGGAAAAAGAGCAAGTAACTCAGTATATTAGGACAAAAAGATTAACTAAAAATGACTTACAAGATTTAGGTGAAGAATTTACGAAGGAGTTTAATAATACAGATGCTAAAATTTATTATCCTTCTGATTTCGGGAAAATTAAGACCGATGATGAATTACGAGAGTTTCTTGATAAAGAGTTAGCGAAAATTAAGGGTCGAGAAGCAATAAATGAGCAAAAAATAAAATGAGAAAAAAATTATTATTGATATTGTCTTTCTTATTATTCTTTATCCCGGTTAGTGTTTTGGCTGATACTTTAACAGTTTATCCAGACCCAGATACAGAAAGCACATCAGTAGATGGACATGTAGGAGAGAGCGCTTCAGATGCCACTTGGGCGACCATTCACGGTGCTGCGGGCAGTGTTTCTGACGACTCAAGTGATCGTGCAGTGTTTGTTTACATTGACTGTGACGGCGCTGAGAATAGGTTCCGTGTTCTTTATAGAAGCATCTTTCTTTTTGACACTTCGCCTATTAGCGATGCAGCTACACTTGACTCTGCGGTTTTATCTCTCTGGGGAAAAGAAAAAGGGAGTGAGGCAGACATAGATGTTGATGCTGTAGTGGTATCCTCAGACCCAGCCAGCAATATTGCTCTTGAGAATGGAGATTATGATAGTTTGGGAACTATTGCTTTCTCCAATGTCATTTCCTATGCCAGTTGGGATACTGCTGGATATAATGATTTTACCCTCAACGCATCGGGCGAGTCAGCTGTGGACTTCACTGGAGTCTCTAAGTTCGGAATAAGAGATGACCAATACGACAGGGCGAATGTGGAACCCACTTGGGATTATAATAGTGGTAGCTTTTTAGAGGGCTACTTTGCCGACCAAACGGGCACAGATAATGACCCGAAATTGGTGATAACTTATACTGTAGCCAAAAGAAGAATGATCATAGTTCAATAAAAAATAAATGGAGAATCAAAAATTAAACAATTTAGAAAGAAGAGTTAAAGAACTGGAAAGGATTATGGCATTTCACACCCATAGTGGGTCTGACAAGACAAAAGTTATCGGAGAAGGAAATATTATGCTGAAAAGAGGCAAGATGGTTAAGTTAGGGAAAGCGTATCTTGGAAACGATGATGTATATGAAGGACTCTCAAATGAGGTTGATAGATTGATTTTAGCGACAGGGTTAGACGAAGAACTCGGTTATGGATATAGAACAAAAAACACGCAAATGACGGTAGAGCATCAAGAAGGAGCCCTTTCATTCTTCTATGGAGTGAGACCGCCTTTGGCCTCTGGACCGAGAACGGGAACTATAAGTATAACAAGCGATGAAAGCACGATTACCGATACAGAGCAAACCTTTACAACCAATGAATTTGCTGGTTCCTACATTAGTGTTGTGGGGACGACCAGTGGAACACTCGAGACACATTTAATCGCATCAAACACCGCTACCCAAATAACAATATCGACCACATGGGGATTCTCGGAAGGAGTTACTTATGTGGCATTTAAGCCAATGTATCTCGGAGCAGCGAATTATCCTTGGCAAAGACTTTACTTGATGGGAGACCTGAGATTTGGCAGGGGAGCAAGTGCGGGAGCGAATGTCATTTACATTAAGTATGGAAGCGGAAGTCCGGAAGGTTCAGTTACCGCAAATGTCGGCAGTTTATATTTAAGAACCGACGGTGGAGCCAATACCACTCTTTATGTCAAAGAGAGTGGAACTGGTAACACTGGTTGGAGTGCAATTTAATATGATTCCATTGCCACCATCACAAGCGTAAAATATGCAAATCGCAATTCCGCCACAAGATACAAAACGATTTATCAAACCTTCCAAAGGAGAGGTTTATGGCAATCTCTGGGCCACGAGGAATATGGATTTTACCTCCAATAGAGGAAAGGCCAGACTTTCAGAACGGCTTTATAGGTTATTCGACGATGGGGACGATGCCGACTTGGAAGTACCAGTTAAATTTCTAAGGGCGAAGACTTATACTGGAACAGAATATGTTGAGAAATGGTGGGCATTGGTCCAAGGGGGAGCAAGCTCTACAAGCGATGGGTTGCTTTTTAAGACAACAGGCACCGATCCTCGAACAGGGTGGATCCAAGATACATTAACGAACACTCCAACGGATTGTGTCGATGATATGGAGATTAGAGGGTATGTAGGGGTTCCCGAGCATGACTATCTTATGGTGGCAAGAGATACTGACATAGCGATGTTTAGTCTATCGGTAAACACTTGGATTGCAAACTGGTGGACACATGATGATTATTTAGACCAGTCTTCTCTATCTCCATCAAATCCTCATCCCCTTCATAGTTTTATTAATTTGACAATCGTTGCAGATGGAAATGAAGTGCATACTATAGATGATAGTTTTGTGGTAGCGAACGAAAGATTAGTCCTTCCCAGAACATATCAAATAATCTGGATTGAGGATGACGGTTTCCGAACTTACTTTGGGACAAGGCACAAAAGAGGAGGAGAGGCGCTGGTCTTTCCTTGGAACGGGACGGACGCAACATATGATTCTCCCATTCCAGTGAAGGATAGTATTTCGTTGGCCGGAGTCGCTGACGCGGAAGGAGTGATGCATACCCTTAATGGAAAGGGGCAACTTCTGGGATATAACGGACAGGATTTCGTTGAGGTAGCCGCGTTCCCGATAGCCGAGAATAAGTTGTTGAGATGGGCACCCGATCAAGCCCGAGGGCAGAAGGTTCACCCGAATGGCATGACTTTGATAGACGGAAAGATAGACATTCTGGCAGACGGAAGAGACAAGGACGGCAATCGAATAGAGAACATGCCGAGTGGAATATGGGAGTATGATAAGGATATTGGGTTTTACCACAGAAATTCGCTCGGGCAATACGACGGATCTACCAACAATGAATGGGGAGCATCGCAGATTATCGCGCCTGGAGCATTGGTAGAGACAACAGAGGACAAAGGAAAGATACTCGCCGGAGCCGAAATTTATATCGATAATGCTTCTACTAAGAGAGAGATTATCGCTACCCTAAAATCCGAGAATAACCAAAGAGGATATTTCGTCACCTCTCAAATAAACTCGACTGAGATTAGGTCATTCTGGAAGAGGTTGAATATCGCCTTTAAGAAGTTTGAGAATACGACCGACAGGATAATAGTTAAATATAGGACGGAGAAAGATAAGAATTTCGTTGAAACGAACGGAGTAATGAACTCATTTAGCATTACTTGGAGCGATACCGACACATTCACTTCCACGGGAGCAGTGCTGGCACATGCCGAAGTAGGAGATGAGATAGAAATAACCATGGGAAAGGGAGCAGGAGCCTGCGCGCACATTCTATCTATTAGCGGAACTTACACGGTTAACCTTGATGAAGCGATACCCAATGTTTCAGGAACGGCATTGGCGAGAATACAGAATTGGATAAAACTGGGAGAAATAAGCGATAGCTCTTTAGAGAGAACACTTTTCAAGATAACAAAAAGGTCAAAGTGGATCCAGCTAAAAATAGAAATGAGGGGGGGACAGACATCCCCAGAGCTGGAGGAACTTTTATTAACACTTAACCCTTCAAAAAGATGAAATCATTCAATGAGCTTTACCAAGAACTCCAGGATCTAACTGGAGAAACGTCATCGACCCAACTAACAATATTCAAAAGGTGGATTAACGACACCGACAAGTTGGTGTCGGCCAAAGCTCCCTTCCTTTGCTTAGAAACCACTGCCACGAAGGAAACAGTGGAATCGCAGGAAGGATATCAAATACCAAACACAATCCAAAGGATAAGAAGTGTTAAGGTAACCCTGTCCGGAGGGACAATTTACCGGCCGAGACCTGTCGAGGATCCAAGATATTGGGAATACCTTCAATCCTTACAGGCAGGAGATTCAGACGCTACAAGGGCATTTATGAAACAGGGAAATCAAATATTGCTTTGGCCCGAACCAGCGACAACAGGAAGCACTATTACTATCAGGGGGAGAAGAAGATTGAGGGACTTGTCTCTGGCAGATTACACGACGGGAACAATAGTCACCGCCACTTTAGACGATGAAACTATAACAGGAGATTCGACTGCCTGGGCAACAAACGCAGTAGGCAACTGGATAAGGATAGATTACACCACAGGGGACTTCCGATGGTATGAAATAGATTCGATAACCGACGCCACGCACTTGGAATTAGTCAAGCCATATGAAGGAACGAGCATCGTTGCTGGAGCTGAAACCTACACAATTGGAGAATTCTCCTACATTCCGGGAGAGTATCATCCTCTGCTTACTTACAGACCCTTGGCTATATATTATGCGGGATTAGAAGACACGGCAAACTCGGAGAGATACTGGAGAATGTATGACGGAGGGAAGGAAGCGGGATTATCCGACAGAACGGGAGGAATACTTAAAAACATGATGACAGAAGAACTTAGCAGAAATGAAGGGGTGTACGTCGAACCTCTTCAGACTGAAGAACTCAGCATTGAGGACTTCAGGATCCCCAGAGGGGGAATAGAAATAGAATCATAATAGTATGAAAACATACACTGTAAAAAAAGGAGAAACATTAAGCGGGATAGAAAAGAAGATGGGAGTCGATTGGAAAAAGATCACTGGATACAAATCGGGAGATCCTAATCTTATCTATCCTGGGGAGAAATTGAACATTCCTGGAGAAGAACCAGTTACTCCGACTGCCACGCCAGGATCACTTCTTGGATTAGGAGATGAAGTAAAGAATAGGGCATTGGGGGCGGGAACTCCAGGAGAAGAGACAGAAACGCCACAAGATAAACTGATATCCGATTTGACCAGCAGACTTACAGCATACACCTCCGCCCCGAGCTTAATGGAAGAAAAGGGACGGCTTGAGGAAGAAAAAGGAGTACTTGGCATGAGGGAGAGAGTAGGTTCTTTTGAAGAAGAAATGGCTACGACACAGACATTACTTGATCAGTTGGAAGGAGACATAACCAAGAGGACTCGGGAGTTTTTAGTGAGTGAGCCACAAAGACGGAGAGTTCTGGCGACAGAGAGAGAACCACTTATGGAGCAACTCGGCATAGCTACGAGAGGATTGGAAGCAACAACGGGCAGGTTGGAGAGAACGGAGCAGGACATCTTGACAGAACTCGGGCTCTTAGAAAAAGAAAGAACAATGCCCATGGATCTCTTCGAAAGGGAACTTAGCATCAGGAGCCAGATAAAAGACCTGACGACTAAGGACATTCCCAATGTGACCACTTCCCAATTCAACGACGAGGGAGACTTAACCATAGTGACACAGGATCCGACGACTGGAGCATTCAATACTCAGACCATAAAGGGAATAGGAAAGAAAGCCAGCGAGTACGAGCAATTCTCCACAATTACCAATGATGCCGGAGACGTGACGATCATCGGAATAAAGAGAGACGGTACGACTCAACAGATAGGAAGCTTCAAAGGGATAGGAAAAGCAGCAGGAGGTGGAACTGTTGATACAACCCAAAAGCAAATAAGATCGTATATCAACAGCATTAAGGATTCCTATATGGCCACCAAGGGGAAGACCCCAGGATACAGGGAGGACTTAATCGATAGCCTTATAACTGACGCCGGAGAGGAATATAGGGACTTTATAACCAACGAAGTTTACACCCAACTGGTTGATATTGGTGAGGGAACCGGGGAACAATTCCTAACAAGGGACTGGTTTATAAATACATATGGGGAGAACGCCTTAACCAAACAAGCAAGAAGTGCAGGACATTGGTTGCATCTAACTAATAAGGGGCAAATGGATGCATATATTGAAGAAATAATGAAAGCCATTGAAGTACAGAGACAAGCAGGAAAATCCGACCAAGATATACTGGCCGAAATGATGAAAGAATAGAAATATGGCATTAACTTTTCCTAAATTAAAACTACCGGCATTGCCTAAACTTCCTCATCTTGGAGGCAAGCCAGAGGGGATTTTAGGATTAGAGGACAGAAAGGTTGAGGAGACCAAGCCAAGCATTTTGGATACTCTTAGGATTGGTGGATTGCCCCAATTGGAGAAAATTGAGCCAATGGGGGTGACACCAAGAATGGTTATTAAAGAAATCCCAAAAGCAACAGAAAAAGTAGGAACAGCGATTGGAAAATTTATATTAGAATCTTTTGCTCCTGTTGTGATACCGACCTACAAAAAAGTAAAAGCAGGAAAATCGCTATGGGTGGCATATAAAGAATCTTATAAAGAATTGGATGAAAAAGAAAAAGAAGTTGCAAATACGATTGCCAAAGAATACGAGGAGGCAGAGAAAAAAGGAGCTTCAACGTGGGAATTAAGTAAAATAGCATCAAATTCACCAATAGCTCAAAAGATTGCCCTTTCAACATTTTATTTTATAGGTGGAATGAAATTTACCTCTTTGGAAAAAATGACTTCAGATTTGGCAAGAAATGTTTTGAAGGTAGGGAAAAAAGCTACAGAGAAAGAAATTCAATCAGCATTTAGGACAGCAATTCATAAGCCTGAGATACGAAATATATTAACTGGATTATCAAAGAAGTCGGGAGCAAAAGAAATGAACATACTAACAAAAGCAAGAGATGTTTTATTAAAAAGAATACCTAAGAAAATTCCAACCAAGCCCTTAGCTTTGCCTGGAATAAAAGAAGTTAAACTAAAAATCAAGCCAAAATCAATAACACAACTCCGGAAAGAAATAAAGCTGGAGATAAAAACAAAAGCCGAACAACAAAAGTTCCTTCAAAACTTAAAAAAGGACATAACTATAGCAATAGAAAAAACCAATTATCAAAGAACAAAAGATTTATTAAAACTTCAAACAGAGATAGAAACAGAAATATTAAAAAAAAGAATAGGAAAGGCCAGTATTAATCAAATAAGAGAAGTTTCCTTCATCGCTAAAAGGAAAGCTCTTATCACTCCAGAAGGAAAATCAACTCCACAATATCGAAAATTGGCGAGGGCAATAACAGATGAAAGCAGAATAAAAAATATGACAGAGATAGAGGCCGATGCTTTTATTAATGCCCTTAAGAGAATTGCTGAACCAAAATACATAAAAGGAAAGTTAGTTCCACCTTCTATTCCGATTACTACAAAAATTGTCCCAAAAGGATTTTTTGAGGGAATGAAATTTAAAGAGCCGACTATTGTAAGGATTGTAACCCCTCAAACCTATTATTCCCAGGTTTTAGGGGTAAAACCATTGGTTGAACCTTTGGAACTGGCAAAGCAAAGATTTGATTTGAGATATAGAGACATGTCCAATGGTGTGGATAAGATGATTAAATTGGTAGATAAGGTTAGCAGAACATCTTTCCAAGAAAAAGCAAGGGCAAAAACAAGAAACATCCCCACAAAAGCAGTTTCTGAAATGAGAGATTTGTTGGACAAATACGAGGAAGCTCCCGCAAATTTATCGCCAGAAAAAAAAGAAATCTTTAATTGGTTCAGAAGCTTGAACAGAGAGATGTTAAAAGCCCAGAATGAAATCAGGGAGAAGATAGAGTTAAATCCAATTAGATACCGCAAGGCCTATGTGAGGCATACTGCCGATTCTATGGCCCAAGAGATGCTCCAAGGGAAATATCCATTCCCTGAGGGATTAAAATATTGGTCAGGAAGAGTAGTCGGGAAAAAGATATTCAACCCGATGGAATTTCAAAGACAATTAGCTGAGGATTTAGAAGGATTATGGACAAAAGACTTGGCTCATGCCACCAAATCGATGATTTGGACTGGATTGAAAGAAATACATTTAGATCAGCCATTACAATCTTTTAATGAACAGTTAGGAGCAATCTCAAAAGATATTTCTGTCTATAAAAATCTGACCCCAGAAGAACAGGAAATTTATAACCAAATAAGGACAATCCCCGCCTCCACTAAGAAATGGCTCATTGATTATGTAAACCAGGTTATCAAGGGACAGGAAACCTGGCTGGATGAACAAGTAAACAATGTGGTTACCAAGACAGGTCTCAGCGGTTTGCTTAATAAAGTATTGGCTCCTTTCGGAAGAACAATAGGAAGGAAGCCAATTACTGACATTTTTCAAATAGGAGGAAGGGTAATGATTCACGGAGTAATGGGGCCAATAAGACCCAAGCAACTCATTAGAAATAAATTTCAGTTAACTCAGAATTTGGCCTTGTATACCATAAAGGCGAATCTAAAAGGATTCTATCCTGTATCGGCTAATAAAACCTTGAAAGAATTGATGGATAAAAGTCTATTCTTAAAAACCTATACTGGAATCGAAGAATTGCCTCAGAATCTTCAAGGAAAATTAGAAAAATTAAATCTTGCTGCCTTTCAATGGACTGCATCTTCTAATGTTGCTCAGGCTATGAAGGTCGCTTACTGGGATACTCTTGATTTAATTACTAATCCTAAATATAAAAATCTTGGATGGGCTGATCCAGAAAGAACATACAAAGAAGCAAAAGGGTTTCTATACCCGAGCGAAAAAGAAAAACTCCTTAAAGAGATGGAGTTCGGAGCCGGGGTGACCCAATATCATTATATTGCGATGGGAATGCCTGAAGTATTCAGGCACAAAGCTCTTGTTCCTCTAACCAGACTACAGAGTTGGTGGATGAACTACTTTTTCAAATTCAACAGGGAGGCGATTACAAGGGCGATTACCGGGAAGACGGGCTATGGGATGAAATTGCCTTGGTCAAGAAGATTAGGATGGTTTAGGTACTTGATATTGGGAGGACTAATATTGAATACTTTGGGATACGAAAAAAGCTATTTATGGGGAGTAGCCCCAACAGGTACTCCTCCGACTGCTCAATTTATGGCAGGATTGTATACATACCTAACGACCCTTCCTAATCTTGATGAAGACTGGGCGAAGAAAAAGAATACTCAAGCCAAAAAGCAAATGTTTTATGCGATGAAGACTTTTGTACCAGGATACCTGGCTTGGAAAGATTTCATGGGACTATGGAGCGGAGAAAAATCTTGGGATGAATACTTCTTTTATAAAAAGGGCAAAGAAAAAAAAGAAGGGGGGGGAGGATTGCCAAAATTGCCGGAACTTCCACCATTTCCTAAATCACCATCACTTCCCAAATTACCATCATTTACTGAAGTCAAGCAGAGTACAGAAAAAATCCCCCGAGTCAAGGAGAACAAAGAGGTTAAGGAGTCCAGTGTCTTGGATACTATACTGCTTTATGCCAAGTCTATAGGCACAGATCCACACACCGCATTCAACAGGATATTCACTGGCCAGAGGATAAGAAGGATAGATAACAACACTATAATAGTAGAGAGAATGCCATTTTCGGAGTCGGAGGCCGTGAAGGAGAAGCAAGGGGCTGGCGGAGATATGGTTTTGGACCACACGATACCCCTGCAACTGGGAGGATCCAACAACAAGGGGAACTTAAAGATAGTTTCAGTTGATGAGTGGGAATCATACACCCCCATTGAGAATTACCTCGGAGGACTTTTAAGGAACGACAGGATTACGAAACGAAAGTCCCAACAACTGATAAGGGATTTCAAAGAAGGCAAAATAAGTTCTGAGGAAATTTATCGGATAAAATAATTTATCTAAACCAATATGCAAGAAAATTATCAATTACTATACATCTTAGGACCCGTTGGGATACTTTTCCTTTTCGCTATAAAAGAGTTTTTCTCTTATCTTAAAAATAAGAATGGCGGGAATAAAACTGAAGTCCAGTTGGCACGGCTTAATGAAAAAATGGATAACCATATTGAGCATATCACACAAGAGTTAATCCGAATAAATGCCAACCTTAAAAAAAATACCGGTGATACAAACGAAATGAAAAAAGATATAGCAGTGATGAAAGAAAAATTAAAATAGTTCTTTAGAAAGGAGGAAAGATGAAAAAAATAAAACTTTCCTTAAAAGGACAACAAAAGGTTTTATGCCCTTACTGCCACCGAGAAATGACAGAGAAAAAGACAGCCTTCCAAAAGAAAACATATTACTGGTGCGGTAAGTGCGGTGTGATAGTATCTTCAAAAGAAAACGCTTGGAAAAAAGAAGGTGAGAAAAATGCCTATTGAAGTCCTTATCTGTCCCAAATGCGGGCGAATACATAACCCCGAAACCTATGATGGGACAAAATGCCGAGACCCCAAATGTGATGGCGAGTTAGTCCTTACCACTATGTTTGAGAAGGCAAGAGATGGATAATCATCTCAAGAATCGGGGCATCTATTCTATTTAAGAAGTCATACTTTCTAAGAAAGCAAAGGTTCTTAAAACAAAAGAGTAGCTCTGCCCCGACCATATAATTATGCTAACAACTAAAGAAAAACTATTCGCAAATTTAATAGGGAACTTCCATACTTATTCCCGCAATATGGCGAGAATGATAGTTAAACCAAAACCGATAGTCAAATCAAAACAAGAATTAAAAGATTTCATTAAGGGATTAGGTTTTGGCATTACTCCTTCCCTACACGACCAAGAATACTATTTTGATACTTGGGATAAATGGCTCAAAGCAATAGAAATTGATTGGACTAATATGAATAAATACATTACGGATGCTTATGATTGTAAAATTCCCTCTGAATTAGCTTTTGCTTGGGGACTATTTTTTAGTGATGGTTCTTGTGGGCTTCGTAAAGGAAAAGCTTGTGGAGCTTGGTGGAATATAGTCAATTCAAACCTGAGTTACTTAAAAAGAGCTAAAAAGGCATTAGACAAAGAACATAAAGAATTAGTTTTTAAAATTAAAGAATATCCTTATTATCAAAAAGGTAGAGTAACCAATTATGGTCCAAGAAAAAAAACTTTATATCGTTTAGAAGCAACCTTAAACAAAAAAAACCAAAAAATAGACAAATGGGGAAAGCCTTTTAATAGTAATGGTGGAGCAAGAAAAAAACTAATTGAACTTTATAGACACTTATTTTATAAAAGGAGCAAGAAAAAAACACCATCTACCCTATACGATAAATATTATTGGCAAAGAGTAAAATACCTTGAAGGTGTTATTGCTGGAGATGGGTGCGAAAAGGGAAAATATATTTCAGTTGGATATTCTAATCAAAATGGAGCTTATGAATTAGCAGAACTTATGAATAGCTTAGGTTGGAAATACCGAATTGATGAATTTAAAAACAAAGAATGGAGAATTTACTATACAAAAGTTAAAGGAAAATGGAAACCTTGGTTTTGTGATAACTTCGCTGATTCTTTTAATGCCCGAATGTCAGAGTATTACGGCTGGAATACATCAGGAAGGTTGAGTGTTGCTTTGTATAGACCGAATACTAATAAAATAATCGGCTATCACAGAGCAAGTATAATCGTAGTCAAGGAAGGCCCGGTTTTAAGAGCTTATGCTTATGACCCGATGATTGGAATGGAAGACAAATACGACAAAATTGAGAAGGCATTTATCCAAATTAAGAACTGGATCTATAAACCGAACTTTATTTCGTTTAATTGAGATGAGCTACGAAAAATACATAAAAATTATTATCAGTCTCGTAGGAATAGTAATCTGATTAAGTATTATGTCTTTTGTAGGGTTGGTTATTTATGTGGTGATTAGATAGTTCTTTTCTTGCTGGAAGTGTTAGGCATTAAAACTTCGGAAGGAACATGCCAGTGGCTTCCGAGCTTCCAGCAAAAAGGGAATTATTTAAAGGCCGATAGAAAATTAAAGAAGAAAAAAATATGAAATCAATATATAAAAGCAAGACTCTTTGGTTTAACTTACTGGCTTTGATTCTAATGATAGCTGGGAATTTCGGATTTAAAGAATTCATACCTTCTCTTTGGGTAAATGATGTTGGCGTAGCGTTGATAATAATTATCAATCTGATTTTGAGATTTCTAACCAAACAGCCAGTTAAGTTTTCTCTAAAAAAATAGATGGGAAGGCGATAATACTCTTGCCCATTCTCCTTGTGCTCTGGACAAGTCAGCCTCTTATTGCTTTAGCCCCTTCAATTCCGTCCCAACAGGAATTAACCATAATTCAGGGAAATTCAGTTCAAGCGAGGAATCCCCCATCTTTGCCAGAAACAAAGTCCTATGGTGTGATTTTAGCGACAAGAAGTGGGATTAAAGAGTTGGCACGGGAAAAATATCAGCAGTTTTTGAGAGAAGAACTATTAAGGATTGGGGAGACAGACAAAGACTTTCTTATAATGAAGGAAGTTATTTTTTGTGAATGCGATTGGGAGCATTATTATCTAACCGGGGAAGTCAAAGTCTCAAAAGGAAATGTAGGTTTCGGACAGATCAACATTGTAGCCCATTATAAAACCTATACTAAAATGGGTTTGGATATTTATGACCCTTATGACAATTTAAGGTTCGCTGCTTTTCTCTACCAGAGAGACGGCTTAAATCCTTGGTTGCCATACTCTGGCCATTGTTTTTTGCCAAGGATCCAAAATATTTAAATATGCTTGTCAGACTTGACAAGGTTTTTTGTTTGTGTTATTAGCAAAATGGTTGGGATTGGCAACCAAAACTGCTATAATTTAATTGCCCGTGAGTAAGAAGCCAATCCCTTCTGAAAGCGGGTTTTTTATTTGGAGGGATATAATAACTGAAAGGCCGATTAGGAGGAGAAAAATAAAAAAATATGAAAATATCTAAGTTAGAAAAAAACTTTTATAGTTGGTCTCTTTACGACAGAGGCCTCAGTCCAATAACTATTCAAGATTATCAAAGGAGCTTGAATGTTTTTAAGACAGACATAGGAGATCTCCCTGTCGAGAAAATTACTTTAGACCATTTTACTAAGTGGAAAAAGAAATGTATGGAAAGAGGAGTAGGAAGGTATTGTATTGCTGGCTATATTTTTAATTTGAGAACCTTTTTAAGATATTGCCGATTGAAAGGATTTAAAATGATTGATCCATCAGATATTAAACCACCTAAGTTCATCAAAAAAGAAGTGATTGTTTTAAACAATAAGGAGGTGAAAAAATTTACTGAGAACATAGACATTAATAAAATTGAAGGATTAAGAAACAGAACTTTAGTTGAAACATTATTGGGGACCGGAATGAGAATATCAGAAGCTTTGTCTCTAAATATCTCAGATATTAGAAATGGAGAAGCTAAAATAACAGGAAAAGGAGGAAGGTCAAGAATAGTTTATTTTTCAAACCGAGCTTTATTTTGGATTGAAAAATATCTCAATGCCAGAACAGACAACTCACCGGCTTTATTTATTACCCATTGCCAGGAAGGGAAAAGAATATCATTAGCCGTTTTCCAAAGTTGGATACCTCGATATAGGAGACAAATAAAAATGGATTACAAACCAATTTCAGCTCATATTTTCCGTCATACTTTCTGCACAAATCTTTTAAGAAACGGTTGCGATATTACATACATTCAAAGACTGGCTGGTCACGAAAGGATTGATACCACTATTCGTCATTATATTAATTTGGATCAGAGAGCGCTTAAGGAAGCTCATCAGAAATATCTCAGTTATGATGTATAGTTTGGGGACTTGACAAGGATTCTTGGATTTGGTAATATGGGTATGTAAGGATAAACTGTGGAAAACTATGAAAAACAATCCTAATATAAAGCACGAAGAAAGAGATAAAAGAATTTATGAAATGTATAAGAAAACCGCTTATACTTTTCGAGGTTTAGGAAAATTATTTAGATTAAGTCATCCAAGAATTATTGCTATTGTAAAAGAATATGAGAAAAAAGAGAAAGAAAGAAAGCTATCAAGAGATAGCTAATTATTGGGGTGTTTCCCGGCAAAGAGTTCATCAAGTTTTAACTGGTTATCGTTCAAAATACGCATCAAAAGAAGCAATTTTAAAACGAGATCATTATCGATGCCAAAAATGTGGAGAAGACAAGGAAGAACTTTTAGACATACATCATATTCTTCCACGAAATTTTGGTGGCACAAACAGAAAAGAAAATTTAATAGTTTTGTGTAATAGATGTCATCATAAGGAACATTGGAAAATTATCAATAAAGCTTTAAAGCTTTATTATAAGAGAAAATGA